ATGTGCCAATACCAGTCGTCTTCAATACGACGACGATCTGGTTCGGCTGGAACGATATTTAGCGACTTGTACTCATCTCGCTGATATAAGTAACTAGTATCGCGAGTACGCCGAGACGTGCGACCGTATGTCTGCGGAACTCCCCTTCGTGGGAGAGCTCGATACGGGCCAAATATATGGCCGTTCGTACCGTAGACAGTAGGTTTAAACGTTGAAGCTGATGAGTTGCTCTGAGCGCCGCCAACGAAGCATCTTTTTGAAAGGTGATAGTTGGTAGGCGCGGGTGAGTAGAGGCTAAAGGAAAAGTCCCTATCCGATGAGAACAGTATTGCATTTCTGTTCTCGGTTCCCTGCCTTGCAGTCACCCCAGAAACGGGGTAATACAAACAGATTCTGATGAGGGTCCGCCGTAAATTGCGGTACCCGTAATCATATGATCGGTTTGCTAAGTCTATGACAGCTGCAAGTGTTTGTATAGGGAGGGTGTTACCGATGGGTCCAAGTTTGGCTCGAAGGGGTGTTACATCGACTCCTAAGAGATAGTAGCCTCCGCAAGATTCACGGAAGGCGCTTTCGCCAACGAACGATTTTTGCTCGTTGACTACAAAACCTAGGTCCATCAGTATCTCGATGACGCGGCGAGTGATCTTTTGATCACATATAATGTCGTCGCCATAAATCGAAAAACGGGCCAGCTTTCCACCTTTACCGTATAGATGTTTGAAATAACCATCTAAGGTACTACGGTCGAGATGAAGATAGCTGGTTGCACTTTGCCCAAAGTGCCAAGACAGCGAGCTGTGAATTACTACAGCTGCGTAGATGGCGGATTGGATCGGGAAACACAAGGCTGACCCCATAGGGGCATACTTGTGCAACTCGACGACGTTCCCATCTGGCGTCATTGTGGTGTCAGTACGGGTGATCTCCAGTAATCTTAGGAGCCACTCGGGTGCAATACGGCGTACCAAGCCGATGTGTACCGAATCTGACGCAGCTGACAGGTCGATTGTATCAACAGACCCATCAACTGATCCACGTTGTGCCAACTTCTGATTGACGGACTGATCCGGCAGAGGGATATGTTTACCCAATGCTTTATTCAGCCCATCTTCGACTCAAAGACGGACTCCTTGTTGGAGCCACTGATAGACAGCGGGTTCCATGCAAATGGACCTGCTTTTACCAATATCTTTGGGGACGAATTTTAACCGAGAAGTTCTGTCTTTAGCCATATCGGATATACCTGTATCAAGCAGTTGGGTAGCTATATAGCCGGGACCTAATAAATCAATATCCAGGTCAAGGCCAGAGGCGAGCAAATCGTTCTTTTTACAGAGACGACGCGTCCCTCTCTCAGCTACCGCACCACCGCCATGTGATGGCAGGAAATCAGTTGTATCAACATAACGAAACATCCATTGCATAATTTCATGGATGTCCGAAAGGTACCGCTGATCAAACGTAAGTTTCCCTAATCTATCCTCAACCTCGGACCAACCGCGAAATGCGGTCTCGTCAAAGGCAGGATCTTCGTAGTAATATTTCTTACCCAGCAAAAGAAAGCTGGACAGAAATTTGAAGATCTGAGGATCTTTCGTTTTGTAGAACTCATGGTACTCCTTGAAAACCGGAGTATCCTTGAACCCATCTATGAATGTGTCAAGAGTGACACTGTCTTGACTCCTCCTTACAGAGGTAGTCAGAGCATCATAGAGCAACGAAAATTCTTTAATAGTCTCTAAAGGACGCTGTTTAAGACGTCCGAAGAAGCGTGTAAAAACACGCCGAGGCTTAAAAGAATGATTGACAGGCGTATCAGCCAGCAGGCTAACCCAGAGTAATGCGAGCACGACCAAATTCGATGAATTAACACCAAACTTGTTTTCAAACTCACCAAGCTCTTGTTCATTGAAGAAGAACTCAGTTGGTTCGTTCGCGACCGTAAGGATGACTCTAGGCTCGAAGTTTTCCACCGTTTATCTGTCCTACGCCGATGTATTGGCATGTTCCAAGAGACGGTTGGGCACGGAAAACTTCAGTTCGTCGATGTTCGCAGTATCTGTGACTCCGGCCGTGATGTGATGGATAGCGCTGAAAAGCGTACCCACCATTTCAAGGTCACAAGCCACGTCGTAAAACGGGTTACCACCCGGGGCGCTCTTAGCGAGCGTCCAAACTTCGGGCTTCGTCCAGATAACGTCGTCGACATCCACTTTTTGGGCATAAGAGGCAAGTTTAACAGAGACATTGGTTTGACCAATGCCTTCGTTAGCCTTGGGGTTTTTGTATACCCCTACCCGCATAGTTAGCGGGTACTCCATGTCGCCAGCCATAAGTTGATAAATCGACTCACGGCTTACCCCATCGTCGAGCACCTTGGTATCTACCAGGGAGAACGCCGAAACATCAAGCGCGTCAATTGATACGCTGATAGGGGTTGTAAAAGTGGTATTGAGTGATGCAGTTGTAACAGTCATGATAATTTTAGCCTTTCGCTAAGGTTATTTTGGCTCCACACTGTAAGCTCACAAGCTTAGGACCTCAAGTGTAGATCTGTTGTGGTGTTTGGCACGGTTAGGCAAAAAGCCCCCATGCTAGAGCACCATATGTCGCCAAATCTGACGGCATATTAAGAACATAATAATCCGTTAAAATCCTGCTCGGGCCTATCGTTGGTGTTGTCTTAAAGACGAACCGATTATAGGAACGATACTGCAGGTCGGACTCTAACAGATCACCCCAGTTAAGACCGTATGGCTTATTTTCTTCAGCCAGGGTCCAACTCACCGTGTACGACGCTACGCTGTGATCAACACTGTAAACAGCATTGTTTAAAAACATAGCATCGAATACCTCTAAAGCCGCGCCAACATTGAGAATGTTGTCGAAGACAAAAGAGAACGGAAGGGTTGCCCATAAATAAGACAACCGGGGTAACATACCAAGAGCATCCAGCGGCAAGAGTTTATACAGCATCGAATCGGACAGAAAATGCCCGTAGATGGTGCAATTAGCCTCTATACCGCAATCAAACGGAGCGGTTAGGTCAGTAGGGATAGACATCTGTACCGGAGAAGCCTTTAAAGGCTGCCGGACGAAGTTACCCTGCCCAAACCACCGCTGCTTGAAGTGCGCTGCCCCAGCCCTGACGGTTTTAATGTCGGAGGCTGTGGGTGAAAGCGCGTAGGAGTAAGTAAGTCTAGCATCTGCAAGGAGATCAAGCGCGTTCCGGATAAGATTTCCCGGGGACCTTTTCAGGTTCTTCGCGTCATTGAACAGCTTTACGGCGTCGACCAGTCCGAAGAGGGATGTTAAACCCTCAGAATTCTCGAACTGGTTTATGCCGAAAGAGGCTATCGCATCGGTTAGCGCACTTTGCGCTGGAATACCGAGCACTCCAAAGCAGTCACTAGATATTGTGTCACAAATCTTGCTGAAATTAAGGAAAGAGAAATCCTCACCCACAATTGGTACGTGGCGATAAACGGGGTTAAACCCAATAAAATCGCTCACTCTTGTCGGTTGTTCCACTGCAACTGGATTAAGCTGTTGCACATAGCTCCGTGTAAACGGAGTACGTGTGTCAGCCTCACCAGTGAGCTCAAAACGAGCTTGATGCAATGAAACATATTCAGACATAGACTTGTATGCACCGTCAGACAAGTATCCGTAACCATCAAAGAACTGATCGTGTCGGTAAGCTAAGCTTACCAGATCAGACACTGGATGGACGGTCCCATATTGGCCGCGTCGAAAGTCA